ATAATTGTAGAATGTCTTTAATAGATGGACCAGCTGGTTCGGCGAAAACATATTTATCAGTGTATATTGCGTTACAATTACTTCGTACACAGAAGGTAGAGGAAATAGTATACATTCGCAGCATTGTAGAGTCAGCGTCAAAAAGTATGGGCTCACTGCCCGGAGAAGTTGAAGAAAAGTTTCTACCGTGGAGTCTTCCTCTATTAGAAAAATTAAATGAATTGTTAGATAGTCCGACAATTAACACTTTAATGTCAGAGAGGTTTATTAAGTGTGTTCCCGTTAACTATACGAGAGGATTAACGTTTAAAAACTCATGTGTATTAGTTGATGAAGCTCAAAATTTAACTCGTGAGGAACTAACAACAATTTTAACTAGATTCGGACACGAATCTACATATATAGTTATTGGAGACTCGATGCAAAGCGATATCGGCAACAGATCAGGTTTTAAGAGTATATATGACGCATTTAATACAGAGGAATCTATAGATCTTGGTATTAATGTATTTATGTTTACAGAACTCGAAATCGTTAGATCAGAGATACTAAAATATATTGTAAAGGTATTACAGAAGTCAAAGATGGAAGGATAATGCTTTGCGCATCCGCTCAAACACCGTTCGTTTATTTTGCCCGGACTCGATTAAGCGTGAATACTCTAATTTAAAGGCCTCTACGAACTCAGGTGATAAATCAAACTTACGAGGATAAAAGGATCTAACCCGTCTTATCATATACCGTTCGCATAATTTATCATATTCACTCATCTATATTTATTTAATCTAACCTTCCGCTTATCTTCTGCAATTTTACCTTCCATCTCCTTTTTAATGAGAGAGTGTTCCTCTGGATCCACGTCCTTCCATACTTCTTGAAGTTTCTCCATCTCCTTAAGAGTTTCTGCATCTAATATATTACCGGGATCTTGCGCATCACCCTCTGCATCAATATATAATTTTAATAATTGTATACGTTCATGTCTGCTACCAAAAACCTCAATAATAGCTGGCTTATCATCTGTAATAAAAAATGTAGTTTTCGGGTTATACTCGTGCTCACGGTGTACGGCTTTAAATATATTATCTATAGATTCTATGATCTCTGCATCAGTATCTCTTAAATCATCTTCCTCTATTTCAACAGGAGCTACTTTAGTAATAGGTGTAAAGAATATAATATCTAAATTTCGGAAACTTTCACGTACTAATGGTATACACTTTTTGACAAAATTTTCATCAATATCATTATCTGGTTGCTCAACTGCCCACATACTATATATTAAATTATCCAACGGACACCTATCAAAAATAACATTTTGACTTTTTCTATATTTCTGTTGTTCCTCAATCATAAAATTGAGAATATCCCACTGTGTCTTTTTATTGGTTTTTGAAGAATGATCAAGATTATTATCTTTAATAATATCTCTATAAGTCTTTTTTGGAGTTTTATAGCTCTTCCATTGATCTAAGAAATCTTTAATAAGAGTAGTCTTACCTTGACACGCAGTCCCACTAATTGCAATTCTCATACTATTTAATATTTATTACCTTAAACTTTTAATGCCATATTCCACACTAGCAAATGTAGTCGCGGGCTAAAGTTAAATCTATACTTCTTAGCTAGTTCAGCAACCATAGGAGCCTTTTCTATATGCTCTTCTCTGCTACCGCAGCATGGCATCAACCATACCCTACCTGTAGGAATGTCGAACGGTGTAATAAATTTACCAAAAACCTCATCGATGTCTGACTCCTTATCAATAACAAACTTAAAACCAGACCCGTTTATAGAGTGCCAATCTAAAACCTTAGGCTTATAGCGACGATCTTCCGGGTCTCCATTATTACTCATTTTAGGAGAAGTTGTAAATGTTGCACCAACTCTCAACCACTCTGGGTCTGGTAAAATTGTTGCGTTAGTTTCAAAATCTATCCTTGGAGTCCAACCCCATTCGACCTCCATATACTCTAAAAATTTTAATAGCGCTTTTTGTTGTACTAAAGGTTCTCCTCCGGTAATTTTTAATATAGCGCCGTTGTATAAATGATCTTTATACCCACTACTTGCGAGAAAATCAAAGACCTCCTTTAATGTAAGCTTATTCTTTACACTCCAAGATATATAACTATCGCAACCATGAGGAGAATCAGCTGAGGCGAATCCCTTACACGTTAAATTACACATTGATAGTCGCATAAATACGGATGGATAACCTATAAACTCTCCTTCTCCTTCAACTGTATAAAATATCCTATCGTCGGATAGGTATATTGTCTCAGTTCCGTCAGCTTTCATTATTGTTGATTCTTTTTCGATCATCTTTCTTTTTATCAGCTTCTTCGTCTTTATTATCCTTTAATCTCCAGTCAATATCATCCCAGTTAGATACAATGTTTTTTGTATCTTCTCCTTTTCGTCTTTTACTTCCCTTACCCATTATCTTGTTCTGTGTGATTTACAAAACTCATAGTAGTTGTAATATTGTCTGTATAAATAGCAGAATTATTTTCATGCTCAAATACTTCTACTTTATCTACCCAGCACCTACCTTCAGATTGCTCTTTAATAATATTGTTACTTATCTTGAAGCAATATTCTGCAAATTTCTCAATACCAACCCCATCCATTACTCGTAAATCTAATACCCCAGCTCCATTAAGGCCCTCTAAACTCTCAATATAAGGATCATTTTTATCTATAACTGTAGTATGATCAAATTGTTTCTTGAGTATCTTTTTTAAATGATCAAGACTTCCGAAATCCACTACCCAATTATGTTCGTCTAATTGACTAGCTTTAAACCAAAATTTAGCCGTTAATCTATAACCGTGTAGGAATCTACAGTGAGAATCTGCCTTTGGCTGACGAAAAGCACAACTACCAAGCTCGAGGACCTTTGTACTGGTAAAACTCATATATTCTTATTATAACTACAACCTAAAAGTAATCAACTGTTGATTTACAAGTTAATTACATTATAATGATTTCATATGAATGAAGATTTACTTCAATACGCTAACGGTAATAAGCCTAGATCAGAGCGAGAGAAAGAATTAATTATTGAAAAGGCTTCTGCTGCTTATGAGTGTTATATGGATGCCTTAGGTTTCGACTGGAGAAATGATCCAAACAGCGCAGACACACCGAGACGAGTGGCAAAAGCGTTTGTCAATGACTTAGCGGAAGGGTGTTATAATGAACCTCCTAAAATAACAGCATTCGATAATGTCGATAGTTATGATGGTTTAGTTTTTCAAGGTAATATTACAGTACATTCCTTCTGCTCTCATCATCACCTACCATTTATAGGACACGCTCATGTATCTTATATACCTGGTAAAGAAGGAAAGGTTATCGGACTCAGTAAGTTGAATAGAATTGTTGAATGGTTCTCAAGGAGACCACAGGTTCAAGAAAATTTAACTATGCAAATTCATAAACACATTGATCTTGTAGCTGAGCAAAATAAAGGAGTGGCAGTTTTAGTGGAAGCGGATCATATGTGTGCATGTGTAAGAGGAGTTAAGCACAATAGTACAATGAAAACTGCTAGAATGTCAGGTGCATTTTTAGATAGCGGAGATCTTACAAGACAAGAGTTTTATGATTTTGTAAGAGACTTAAAGTAAGTCAAAAATAGCTTTAATTTCCTCAGGATTAACATGCTCCGGTATGTCGGCTTTTATTTGCTCGAAGTTATCAAAATTATCTCTTATATTACTAGCGCTATACGGTCGACCAATATTATTAGACACAACATCAACTGCTGTTTCTTCCGGGTTCCATATATCTAATCCTAATCCTTCTTTTTCAGCCCAAGCTTGGGCCGATGACCATCGCTTCCAGTCATTATCCTTTTTACTAGAGCCTAATACTACCGTGGTACCTTGCTCTAAGGTTTTAAGAGACTCATATGCAGCTGTTACAGGAGATGGGTACTCTGAGACACTAATTGTAACGTTAGTAAGAGGCTGAGCATACAGCTCAAATATTTGCTTTGCGGCGGCAGGGGTAATTAGTTTACCGTCTTTAGTTCTCCGTTCACTTTTAGGAGATGGTGCAGAAATTAAAACATGAACCTGGCCGCGAGGATACATTTCACTGTATTGTTTAACCATTTCATAATGACCTCTATGAGGAGGTTTAAAGCTTCCCGGTACAAGAACTACTACTCTATCGTTTTTTTTTAAGTCCTCGATAAGGGAATCTATTTTAGAGTCAAAATTTTCACCTAATCCATAATCAGTAACAACCTTACGTAAGATCTTAGCGATTTCTTTTGCGTTCTCAGGCTGTACGTCCTGGGTAATAGCCTGTCTCTCTGCGTCGTTTAAATCAGCATTATCTAAATCTACAAATAAACACTTACGGGACAAGTTAACATAAAATGTTTCACCTTCTGTAGTTAAGGGCTCTGCTTCAGCAGGTGGTTCCTCTCCTTGTGCTAAACTGTCTGGTGTTGTAGGTTCAAACTCCCCACCAGTCTCAGGGCCTTGCTTAGGTACAAAATCATCATCAGCCTCGAGCACTTTACCTTTCTTCTTTGCACCAGCCTTAGCAAGTTTAGTTGCGGCTAATTTCTTCGTAGCATCAAGCTCAGCACTTCTTAATCCCTGTAAAAGCTTTTGCTGTATTGATGTAGGTTTTTTTGTTGGATCAGTCTTACCGGCGATTTCAGCTTGTTTGGCGACCGCGATCGCAGTTTGCGTACCAGATTGGGCTTTTTGCTGTTTAGTTAAGGCCTCATCAACAATTGACGTAAACTTGCTCATTGTAATTATTTATAGGAGAGAAAGTTTATTTCTCATGTCTTCGAAGTATGTTTTATCTAAAAATGTAAGATCATACTTCTTACAGAAATATTGTAATTTGTTAAAATAAAAAGACTTAGACTGATTCTTTTTAAGTTTTCGCATTAATACAACATGAAGTTCTTCTCGATAACCATCACATTTAAGTTTTTTCTTAAAATTACCAAAAGTACAATCCTCCTGTAATAAGATTACAGGGAATTTCTTAACAAAAACATCTAAAAACGGAATATATGATAAATTTAGTTCATTAGTAGTATCAAAAAATATTACAGGTTTATATTTCTTATTATATTTTTTTAATATTTCACATGTATAATATATAAAGTAATGAAATATATATTTTTTATGCTGAGCGTTAGTATACTTTATCTCTGAGTCAAACTCTGATGTCTTAGCAACTACTTGATTATGTACAGATTGTATTATAGGTGTAAAATTAACAATCTTAAAAAAGGAATCTGGTAACCTATATGAAAGACTCGGGCTTAGATGTGTGTTTCTCGTTAAGTTTTCTAATTCCATCTGCATTGTTCTTCCAAAAATCCGTGTAACTAGTTATAATGTATTTGCTAGTATAACGCAAGTAGTTTTTATATCGGAAATAGTGTGACAGGTTAGTCGGAAATAAAATATAACTACCCTTGCGAGTTACCTTAATAACTAAAAACCAATTGTCTTCACTTTCAGCTTGCTTAATCCATTTATTTAATGTTAGATTATTAGTGAATAATTTGTGATAATCAAATGTCTTATAGCTCTTACACTCGATCTTAAAGGAGGACATGCATGGAGGCACCATAATATCTCCGTCCATCATACGCTTTTGATCTTCCGTTAATCTATCAAGTCGGTGAAAGTTAGCGCCTCCAGTATAGGCTCCGGAATTTGGAACTCTAATAAAATTTTCATTAAACGTTTCACTTAGATCTTTAGCAACATCTCGTTCCCAGCTGTTACCTTTTTGCTTCGCGGCACTAGGCATTATATAATTATATACTATCTAGCTAGATCTTGCAAGTTAATAAATTTAAGAACTGCATCTTTAGGTATTTTCTCAGTCCAATAATTACCTTCATCTGCAGGATTTAACTCAGGTAATTTATCTCTATCTAATATTAATAAATAGCCTCTACCGGTTTTCTTGTATTCATGAAACGCAAATCTACCTGCTAATTGAACATCGTCAGAAACATATGATCCTGTTATACCTTTACGCGTATTACCAACGCCTCGCGAAATAACAAACCCATCATTAACTAAATTTTTATATTCTGCTGAAGATATGCCTCTATAAGCTTCATTAGGTTTACTTTGTAGCTTTGCAATGTTAGCGGTAATGTTTTCTTGATCCTCTCCTTCTGGTGGAAATAAGAGATAATCATATATTGATTTACTTTCGTTTAGTTTTTTTTTAGTTTTCTTTTTCTTCTTAACCTTTTTAACCTTACCCTTACGATTTATAGTAGAACCTAAAACCTTAGGTAACCGGGCGTCATCCGGGGCATATGTATCTCCATCTGTATACTCACCGGCGCCCTGGCCACCGGACATAGCCATACCAGCTGAAGCCATTGTATTATCTGTTATATACTGGGTTACTGCCTCATCGAATAAGCTCATTTTAAGTATTTAGTTGATTTATGCGCAAATGTACTATAATAAGTACATGGACGTTGGTGATATTATCAATCAGTACCTCGAAGAGGCTAACCTAGATACAGATTTAGACCGCCTGGAAGTTATAACTACCCAAGAAAGACTAGTAAATAATAAACATAAGTGGTCTGCTAGACTTATAAATCATAAGATAAATCTAAGCAACTTTAAATTTAAGAGAGAGGCGGCCCTCGAAGATAGAATTACTGAATTTCAAAATACAGAACCCGTGCGAGTTAGTAGAACTATCGCTGAGCGTGCTGTTCGGAATAAAAAAGAAATTAAAATCTTAGATTTAAAAATAAAAAACGAAC